CGAGAAGCTCGACGAGCGCATCGAGCAGATCACCGACCTCGAGGTCCGCAAGGCAAAGGCCGCCGAGCTGGCCGCCTCCGTCTCCGCCGACACCGAGACCCGCTCCGCCGCACCCGCCCGGGTGACCTACGAGGAGCCCACCTACCACGAGCGCGGCCAGAACTCCTTCATGGCCGACGCGATCGCGGCAGAGTTCGGCGGCTCCTACGAGGCCCGCGAGCGCATCCAGCGCTACCAGAACGAGGTCCGCCTCGAGAAGCGCGACTCCGGGTCGAGCAACTTCGCCGGCCTCGTGGTGCCCCAGTACCTCGTGAACCAGTTCGCGCCGCTCCGCCGCGCCGGTCGCCCGTTCCTCGACATCTCGAACCGCCAGGTCCTGCCCGGCTCCGGTATGACGGTCAACATCGGCCGCCTCACGACCGGCATCACGAGCTACGTCCAGGCGAGCGAGAACACCGCGCCGACCGAGTCGAGCCCGGACGACACGCTCCTCACCGTGAACGTGAACACCGTCGCCTCCATGTGGGACCTCTCGAAGCAGGCCGCCCTCCGCGGCGTCGGCGTCGAGGACCAGCTCCTCGGCGACGCGATCCGCTCGTACCACACGAAGCTCGACGGCCTCGCGATCAACGGCTCCGGCTCCTCCGGCGAGGCCCGCGGCGTCCTCAACACGACCGGCATCAACTCGACGACCTACACGGACGCCTCCCCCACCTGGGCGGAGTTCTTCCCGAAGCTCGTCGCCGCCATCCAGGACGTGAACAGCAACTTCTACTCGAGGCCGACGCACATCGTCGCGCACCCGAGCCTCGTCGGATGCTGGCTCCGCGCCCTCGACACCACGAACCGCCCCATCTTCGGACCCACCTCCGGGAACCCGATGAACGCCGCGGCGATCTACGACACCCCCGACTACCTCGGCGGCGGACTCCAGATCCTCGGCCTCCCGGTCGTCCAGGATGCGAACGTCCCGACGAACCTCGGCGCCGGCACGAACGAGACCGCGGTCATCGTCGGCGACTTCCGCGAGTCGTACATCTGGGAAGAGAACGGCGGCGACCCGCTGTACGTCCGGTTCGAACAGCCCGACGGCAACATCGCTATCCGGACCGTGCTCTTCGGGTTCTCGGCGTACACCGCCGGCAAGTACCCGACCGCCTTCTCGGCGGTCACCGGCACCGGCCTCATCACCGCCAACTGGGCCTAGTCACCACGGCCACCCGGGGAGACGCACAGCTCCCCGGGTAACCGGCGCACAGCATGGACCGCGACCGCCTCATCGCCGCACTCGAGCAGGAGCTCGCCGGATACCTCCGGCGCGGCCTCCCCGACCGTGCCGACCAGGTCCGAGAAGAGCTCCGCCGGCTCGGTGGCTCGGTGCCCACGATCGCCGAGACTGTGCCCACCGAGCCGGCGAGCACCCCACAGAAGCCCACCACAAGCGTCAGGAAGCCCGTAGAGCGGGTCAAGGACGCCGAAGGTATCAAGACACCCAAGAAGCCGAAGAGGGGCTCCTAATGGCCGTGACGAACGGGTACATCACCCTCGCGAACCTGAAGACCTACCTCAAGATCGACGACTCGGTCGACGACGTCCTCCTCGAGAAGATCATCGAGTCGGCCTCACGGAGCATTGACCGGATCGCGAACCGACGGTTCTACCTGGACTCGACGGCCACGGCCCGCACCTACCGCCCGATCGGCAACCTCCGCGTCCAGACCGACGACTTCGGCACCACCACCGGGCTCGTCGTCAAGACCGACCCGAGCTCGACCGGGGTCTACGCGACCACGTTCACCCTGAACCAGGACTACATCGTCGAGCCGACGAACGCCCTCGCCCTCGGCCGGCCGTTCACGACGATCACGATCGTCGGCCCGACCGCCTTCTCCCTCCCGATCAACTACTGGCCCCAGGTCGAAGTGACCGCCAAGTGGGGCTGGCCGTCCATCCCGGACGACGTCGTCGAGGCGACCTACATCCTGTCCGCCGACCTCTACAAGCGGCGCGACTCCGTCGGCGGCGTCCTCGGCCTGTCCGAGCTGGGCGCGATCCGGATGTCCCCCCTCGGCCGCGACATCGCCGCGATGGTCCGCGCCTACCGGCGCGAGTTCTTCGCATGACCCCGAACGGCGTCCGCACTGGGCTAGGCACCGCCCTCGACACGATCGCCGGGCTCCGCGTCTTCGACTACGTCCCCGACTCCCTCTCCCCGCCGGCCGCCGTCGTCGAGCCGATCGAGGTCGACTTCGATGAGTCCATGCGACGCGGCACCGACTTCTACCGTGCCTTCGTCCTTGTAATCGTCGGCAGGATGTCCGACCGCTCTAGCCAGGACCGCCTCGACGCCTACGTCGCCGGCTCCGGTGCGAGCTCCGTAAAGGCCGCGATCGAAGCCGATCGGACACTCGGCGGCGCCTGTGCTTCACTCCAGGTAACCTCCGCCCGCCCCCGCGAGGTAGTAGTCTCTGGGGTGAACATGATCGCCTACCGCTTCGAGGTTTCCATCTATGGCTAGCTACAAGGTTCTCGTCGAAGGTTCCAGCCTCGGCGCTCCCGGCTCGGTCGTGACCGAGGCCGACATCATCGCCGCCCCCGCCGACGTCGAGCTCCTCGTCGCCTCCGGGATCGTCGAACCCACCACCACCACCAAGAAAGACAAGGAGTAGGGCTATGGCCGTATTCGTCCTCACCGACGCGAGCGTCACCGTGAACACGGTCGATCTCTCGTCCTACGTTACCAACGTGACTTTCACCTACGAGAAGGACCAGGTCGAGACGACCGCGATGGGCGCCACCGGGCACGTCTACACGGGCGGCCTCCAGAACCTCTCCGTCGCGCTCGAAATGAACAACGACCTCGCCGCCGGGAAGGTCTTCGACACGCTGTACGCGGCGGTCGGTTCCGGTGCGAACACCCTCGTCGTGAAGCCGCTCTCGTCCGGTTCTCCGAACCCGACCCTCACGGTCTCGAACGCCTTCCTCCCGTCGGCCCCCGTTGTTGCGGGCGCGGTCGGCGATCTCGCGAAAGTCTCCGTGACCTTCACCGGTGGAACGGTCGTCAAGAGCTAACCATGCCGATCAACGTCGCCGTCCAGCACAGGGACGGGCAGACAGTCAACGCGACAGTCTGGCCGTCGACAGAGGTCGAGTTCGAGGACCATTTCGAGATCGTCTGGAGCGAAGCGTTCCAACGCGACCACGTCCCCCAGAAGTACCTCTACTTCGTCGCCTACCACGCCGAGAAAGACGCCGGCAAGACCGGCCTCGACTTCACCGAATGGCTCCGCACCGTGGCCTCCGTGTCGATCGCGGGGGAACCCGCGGACCCTACCCTCCCGGTAGCGCCACCTGGCTCATAGGGGCCCTGGCGGTACGCACCGGGATTAGTCCACTAGAACTACTTCGCACCCCGCCCCGGATACTCGCCGTCATGGTCGAGCAAGTCTGGCCGCGGGCCGACATGAAGACAGGAGCCGAAGCATGGCAGGGACTGGCGTCTACGGATTTCGGCTAGGAGCCGGCGACGCCCCCATCCGTGCCGACATCCTCGGCCTTCGGGAAGTCCAGCGCGACCTCCGCAAGCTCGGCGACGACACCAAGACCGAGCTAAAGGACACGCACAAAGCCGCCGCCGAGATCGTCGTCCTCGGCGCTAAGCGTCTCGTCCCGTACCGCACCGGTCGCCTCGCCGACTCGATCCGAGCACTCGCCACGAACACCTCCGGCAGGGTCCGCGCCGGCTCCGCCTCCGTGCCCTACGCCGGCCCGATCCACTTCGGCTGGCCCGCCCGCCGCATCGCACCCCAGCCCTTCATCTACGACGCGATGGACGCCCGCGTCGACGAGATCCGCGGCCTCTACGACAAGCGCATCGAGGAGCTCATCCGCCGCTATGACCTCTCCGCCGGGCAACCCCTCAAGCAGGCCCGAGCGACCCGCGCCGCCGCCGGCCGCAAAGACACCGGTCGCTCCCCCGACGCGCTCCTTCGCAACGCCGCCGGCGACATCATCGGCGGGGTCTACGGCGACGACGTCGTCTACTTCTAGAATGGTCCTATGGCCCGCGGTATCTCAGTCGTAATCTCCGGGTCCGCGGCCCCGCTCCGCAAGGCGATCCAGGAGGCGACGAACGCCCTCGGCGGGATGAGCAAAGGCTCAACCCTCGCGTTCGGTGCCGCCGCGACCGCGACGACAATGTTCGCGAAGGCCGCCGTCCAGGCCGCCGCCGACGACCAGAAACAGCAGGCTCTACTCGCCCGCCAGCTCGCCGTGTCCACCGGCGCGACGAACGCCCAAGTCGCCGCCGTCGAGCGCTACATCGACGCCACCCAGCGCTCC